GTGCGTCAGGTGGAGCTTCCCTTCCTTGGCCCACTGATCGTAGGGAACGCGATCCCGCTTCACCCGCTCCCGCATGTTCTGTTCGGGAATCCAGAAGTGCGGCTCCACCCAGAACCGGCCATCATCCAGCTGGAACAGCAGGCAAAAGCAAGTGGTGTCAAACGTGCTGGCGAGGTCGAGCCCCGCGAAACACTCACGGCCGTCGAGCATCACCGGGCAAGGCTCGTTGCCCTGCGCCCAATGATCCATACGCAGCCACCGCGTATCCTGCTCTGTCCACTGGTTCAGGTGCAGCCGCCGGAACGTGTTCTCTTCGCTTGGCATGTCCTGTGCCCGCTTGCACCGCACCCGCAGGTCGTCGAGTTTCACGCTTACGCCAAGGTTCGGATTGGCTTTCTTCCAGGTCGCTGCCTTTGTCCAATCGTCTTCAGGATCTGCGGCATAGATTGCAGGCAGGAAGGTGTCATCCTTAATCGCACCATCACGCACAGCCAAGGCATAACGCCAGATTTCCCAGCAGATGCTTTTGCGGTCAAAGCCTGCCGTGGTGATCGCCACACACAGCGGCTGCCGCCGGGCTCCCGTCGAGGTGGTCATCACGTCCCACAGTTCCCGGTCGGGCTGGGCGTGCAGTTCGTCAAAGATGATCCCGTGAGCGTTCAGCCCGTGCTTTGTAAACGCCTCGGCAGACAGTGCCTTGTAAGTGGAATGCGTGTCCTCGCGGACGATCGAGTTACGGAACACCCGCAGGCGGCCCCGCAACTTGGGCGAGTTCTCCACGCACACTTTCGCCATCTCGAACACCAGGCGGGCCTGGTCACGATCGGCGGCACACGAATAGATTTCAGCGCCGGGTTCGCCATCGAAAAGAAGCTTTAGAGCGATGCCCGCACACAGCGTGCTCTTCCCGTTCTTTCTCGGAATCGCCAAGAGGCTTGTGCGGTACTGCCGCACGTTGCCGTTCATCGTGCCAAACAACTTTGAGATGTATTCCTTCTGCCACGGCTCAAGTAGGAACGGCTTGCCGCCGAGCTCGCCCTTGGAGTGGGTCAAGTTCTCTTGAAAGAAATCGACGGCAATCGATGCCGCCTCTTTATCAAGCGAACATCTTGGCGTCCCGGTCGTTTTCTTGCGGGCCTTGGTCAACGGCAGAAACCCTTGAAAGTGCAGATGCGGTGAGGCCGAACTCGGCGGCGAACTTCAGCATCTGGTTTCGTGCGTCACGCTTCCGGTTCCACGCCGGGTGATTAGTAACCCTACCCTTGTCGTCCATGATTGTGGTGCCGTTCGCCTTGAGTTCCCGATCGGCTTCCACCATGTCGGCAAACGAATCGCAGTAGGCCGCAAGCGTCTGCTGGTGGCGCGGGCTCATCACCTTGGACGCTTCGAGCATGGGAACGATCCGCTCCCACTCGGCGCGGGCGACATCGGCCAGCCATTCCGGCGACGGTGGAACGCCAGGCGGCGCGTCGATTCCGGTCTTATGTGGCCCCCTAACGCGGGAGCCACGCAGGCTAAGTATCTGCTTAGGAGTCGGTTTGCGGCCCTTACCCATTGTCGGCCCTCACGGAAGTTCCAATTTCAGCCCTGCGCACGCAGAGGATAACCGGGTGGTCTGATGTGGCGTTTTAGCCTATTAGGCGACCCACCCCGAGGGGGGGGCGGTGCTAGTAGTGCAATCGCATTCGCCTCTGCTTGTCCCACTTGTTTCCTTTCTTTGTGTTGCAGCCGAAGCACGCGCACTTGACGTTGTGCCAATCGTGGTCACCGCCTTTGCTTAATGGTATCGGGTGGTGGTCAACGGTTGCAGATCGCTGGTCGTCAACGCAAAAGACTTTGTGCGTCTTCTTTCCGCACAGATGGCATCGCCAGCCGTCGCGCACAAACACTTTCTTTGGCTTCACGTCCGCGTTGAAATGTCCTCCGTAGGTTCTACACCGCCGCTTGTAAGAACCATACATCCGCCTTTGCTGCCTTCTAGAATCCGCTTTGCACGCCTTGCACGACGGCCTGCTGTGCGCAGAAGCATTCTCAACAACCGTTCCGCATTTGCATGACCGTGGACCACGCCACGCTTTATTGCACGCATAAGAACAGAACCGTGACGCGCCTTCACTGCACGGGCATCCGCATTGCTCGCAGGTCGGCCTAGCAAATTCTTTTGCAGCGAGACGACACATGCCGTTTCCGGCCCACTCAATCGCAGCGTGTCCAGCTGCAATCAGCCGCATAAGCCTAGCGCTTGGCGCAGAGGCATACGGACCAAACCTATGCCACACAGCCTTCCGCTGATTGGTTGTGTTCCAAGCGTGATCGCCTGCATTGCGTGCTTCAAAAAAACACTTCTTGTTGCAATAGAGATTGGAGTTGTTTCCGCCCTGCTTCCGCCTAAATTGCTGCCCGCATCGCTTGCAGGTGGGCCTTGGCCGCCGCCCACTGGCCTGCGTGCCCCTTCGCCGCCCTTTCTTGTATTCAGCCATGTAGGCTGTTCTCCAAGACTTTCGGCATGCGTTCTTGCATTCAAGAGAGCAGCACTTGGCTTTGCCGACGTTGGCTCCGACGTTGGTGAACTCCTTGCCGCAGGTCTTGCAAATGGCCTGCTCGGTCGCCTCTACCCAACGTCCAGCCTTTCGGGCTAAGTGCCGCTGAAGTTTGTCGCAGTGCGGGCATCTCTGGCAATCTCTTCCGGTTGCCGTCTTCCAGTCCGAACCGCACTTCCTGCATCCCATGGCAACTTTCTCCTGAGTTGCCACTGGTCGTACCAAGGTTGTCAAACCATTGGTTTCGCGTTCTCCCGTGCCGTCTTCCTACTGTGGCAGGCTAGGCACCGCGCCGCACCGTTGGCCACGTCGTACCGATCGCCGCCCTGCATGATGGGCACTATGTGGTCCGCGTGCATCTCACGCCCGTGTGCCACGCGGCCACAGTCAACGCATTGCCAGCTGCACTTGGTCAGCACAGCCTGACGCCACAGCTTGTGGGCCTTGTCGCAGTAGCCCCGTGCCGCAGCGTTGGGCCTGGCCGTGTCGTCACGCCTTGGGCCTCGCGTCCGTAGACGTGGCGGCCTGTGGCTTGGCATCCGTGTAGGCATGGGCCTAGCTCTTGAACATGACGAAGCCGGTCGTGCCCGTGCTGTTGGTGGTTGCGCTCACGATCTTGAGGTACTCAGCCCCGAAGCACTCATCTGGCAAAGCGTATGCCCGTCCTAGGGTTGTCGATGGGCTTAGGGTCAAGTCCGCAGCACTGCCGTCTGCCTTGAAAAGGCGGGCATAGGTGCCCGTTGCGGCGTTGCTGGTAAACATCTGAAGCGTGGTGGCATTGGTGCTCATGGTGCCAAATTGCACGATAGCCCCTGCAACGTCACGCATATCGAGCGTGGTAGCCAGGCTGGTGGCTGTATGCAGCGTAATATCAAAATCCCTGTGCTTACGGCTGATCGTGGCATCGGACATATGTGGTCTCCTGTGCCTCTAGGCTAGGCATCTGTGCCGTTCCCCTTGCAGTAGCGTGCGTGGCCGTCTTCTCAATGGAGAGCGCAGTTGCGGGCAGGCAGGCAAATGCGGGCGTCATGGATGGACATTCTCCCATCACTACACGGCCACCCAGTTATGTCGCAATCATTGCCGACCCACTCTTGACCGCCTTCCAGCCTGACAACCAGATTGGCTACTGGCCGCCTGCCGTTGAAGTTTTGAGACACAACTCCCGGCAAGATCGGATCGACGCTGACGATCTGGCACCACCGGCCGCCAAGCAGCCGAAGAGGGTCAGAAAAGAAAACCCATTGCCCATGCTGAATGATGTTTGGCCGATCCATTTGGGCGATATGTTTCACGACTCTCCCTTCGCTCAAGAGCGCAATTCGGCTGGCAATTCTGGAAGCGGCATCCAGTGAGTTACGAACGGCTCAATCTTAAACACCAAATCCCCGCCATCATCGACTGAATTGCCGTCACGCCTGCCGATCGTTACGGGCCAACGCTTGTCGGCTGGACGAAGCCACAGCACCAGTTGCCCATTGGGCGGCAGGCTTTCGTAAATCTCAATCCAGCGTTGCTCGCTCATTTGTCCCTCTCTGATTTCTGTACCGTCACTGTGCAATACTTTGCACTTCCCGCCATGTTTTGTGCAGTCAAATCTCAACCATCTCGCCCGGAATCATCGCCCGTATTTCGTCCGCGAGCCGTCGCTCCTCCGCTGTCGGCTCGCCATGCTTGCACAGGCTGCGGCAGGTCTGGTCGATCTGCCACAAGACCTGCCTCGCCTCCATGCCCAGCCGAGCGGCATCGTACTCGGCCTGCTCTTCGGGCAGCGTGTAGGTGAGCGTGGCGATGGGCATTTATAGGGAAGTTATCATGGTTTATCGACGCTACACTCGCCCGGTGTACGGTGCCGCCGTAGTGTAG